GTTGCAAAAATAAAAGCTACTAATTTTAGAGAAAAAGGTGGCCCTGTATCGCAAGGTAAACCATTTATTGTTGGAGAAAAAGGCCCTGAGCTTTTTGTTCCAAATCAATCAGGTAACATTGTTGCTAATAATAAAATGGGTGGTAGTCCTGTTGCTGTTACCTTTAATATTAATACAGTTGATGCTAGAGGATTTAACGAATTATTAACTAATAGTAGAGGGACTATTGTTAGTTTGATAAATAGTGCTGTTAATGAAACAGGGAGACAAGCAGTAGTATGAGTGGTGCATTACCTGATGTTGATTTTCAAGCTGTTAACTTTCAAAGTGAACAAAGAACTTTGCGTAGTACAACTGATAGTGGTAAAACTTTTCGTAGGCAAATTGATGGTCAAAGATGGACTTTTACTCTTAGCTATCACATACTGCTGGAGATACAACAATAACAGTTGATGGTCATGCGGCTGATACTGCTGGTTCTTTCAAAGCTGGGGACTTAATTAAATTTAATCACAGCAAAGTTTATATGATTGTTGAAGATGTAACACCAAGTTCTAACGCATCAACACTAACTATAGAACCACCTCTTAGAGATGCTTTAGCTGATGATGAACAAGTTAATTATGATAATATAACTTTTACAGTTCATCTAAATTCTGATGTTCAAGAGTTTCCAACGAACACAATAGATAAAGATAATAATATTTTAATTAATTATGAGTTTGATGT